GTTCCGAAAACCCGTTCGGTCGGTCGGGTTAGTTCCTTAACCCACTACAAAGGTACGACAATTTTTCTAATTTCCAAAAGTTTTTCCTATATTTTTCGAAAAAAGTTGCATTTTTTTTGATTTTCCCGAAATAATACCCCCCGATCGGGGTATATTTGTATTGAACAACCAAAAAAATAATCGTTATGCCTGTAATGAAAACGCAAGGTGGTTGGCGTTGGGGCCAATCCGGGAAAGTTTACCCGACAAAGGAACAGGCCGAAAGACAGGGACGCGCGATTTACGCGTCGGGGTACAGGGAAAAGCCCACGCAATCCAAAAAGAAATAGGGAATTATCGGGTTTTCCGATTTTTCCCTATCTTTGTCGTGTCTTTTTACCACGTATCGCCCTTTCGGTAACTTGACGATCGCGCCCGCCCACGGTTCAGCCCGCCGACGGGCGCGGTTTTTTCATCGAAGATTAGGCGTTGTCTTTTTACCCCCGCAAGATTTGGCCAACTGTACGATTATTGCGTCGTTTTCCGCGTCTTTCGGCACAACGATTTGCGCAATTTCGCCCATTATATCGAACAGGTAGTACGCGGGTTGCGGATCGGCCAACATTAGTTCATAATGCAAGTATTCCGGCCCTGTATCCGAAAGGAATGCGAACGCCAAAACCTTATAATCGCGGACGCCCTCTTTTTCCATTACGGCGCGGTATTCGTCGCCTTTCGTGCTTTTGCTATTCTTTCCCATTGCTGAAAAAATCTTTGCGGTAAAACTGTATTGCCAATTGCGCGGCCCTGTTAGGCGTGGGCGCGGTTATTTGGTACGTCTTGCGCGGGCTTTTGTTGTTTTGCCCGAACCCACGGCAAAGACAGTCGTAAATCGTGTATGGGTTGCCACGTTCGGGTTTGTCCAACGGGCTTTGGGAAACCTCTACAACCGACAACGGATTTGAAAACCTGTACTTTTGCATAACCTATTTGTTTTTAATCCTTGATTCATAAACGGCCCGCCGTTCCCCGTCCTTGCGTGGTTCGCCTTTTTTGGTCAGCGCAACGCCATAATAGAAAATAGATATTTCCCGATAAACTGTAAACGATACCTGTTCAACGCGGATCGTATCCGTTCCGTCGGTAACAATATCCCCTATCTTGTACTTTGCGTTTTCCGCAACATATTGTCTATATGCCAAATGTTTTGCGTTGTCCGCTTCGCGTTCGATCGCCTTAATTCTTTCGTCTAATTCTTGCTTTGTCATAACTAAATAAGTCATTCAAAATTCAACAAATACCATAAAGAAAACGAACAATGCACCCAATACGGCCATTGGCCAACGTTCTTTAACGTCTTTCCAAATTTGTTTCATATTACATTGATTCTATTTGTTTAACAATCGTTCCCGGACGCCAAAAACCACGTTTTTTTGCGTATTTCGTGGCGGTTTTTTCATCTTTGGCGAAAACCTGTTTTCCGTTTACGTCCCAACAGGGAAGATTATTTTTCGGGATCGGTTTTACATATACTTTTGACGGCCCCGTGTCAAACAATTGTTTATCGGCGGACGCCGCAAGCATCGCCAACCCCGCTAATAATTTAAATTGTTTATACATAACTTTTTGATTTTATGGGGCGGTTGCCCGCCCCTGTGCTTTACTGATTGAAAAACTTTGAACAAAGGTTGTTCCCGTGGATCGCCCCGACGTAATGGGGATTGCATCTTTTTACGAAATCGTCTAACATTGCGTCGTCAATCAAATACGGGCGCATATAAATTACGACCTCTATTTTTCCCGTCCTCTTTCCCATAAAGATTTCGGGCATTTCGTAATAATAAACAAAATGATTATTGCGGGACGCATCGGGGCCAATATTCTTTGCGCATTGGATCGCGTTTTCGTGTGCTTGTTTACGCAATTCGAACAGGCGGGCGCGGTTGGTTGTTTCTTCATTCTTTACCCAACCGATCGGGTAATCTTCGATTGTAATTTTGTATTTCATAACAAAAAGATTTAGGCGGCGTAAAAACTAATCTTGATCCCACGGCGCAATTTGCATACGCATTTATCATCAAGCGAACCGAACGCACGATCTAAAAGGCGGTTGCAAAGTTCCAAATCAGCGACGATTTTAACAAGCCCCGAAACGCCAACAAGCGTGTTAATCTTTTTCCCGTCGAACAGGCCCGAAACCTTGATTTTGTAATTAGCGTTGATTTCGCGGGTGGTGTATTTAAGCGTTGCCATAACTGTTTGTTTTTTGTATCGGGAATCGGCCCGATCCGTTGGGTTAGTTCCTTAACCCGCCACAAAGGTAGGTATTTAATTTTAATTTCCAAAACTTTTTCCATAATTTTTGCAAAAAAAGTTCGAAAAAAGTTATTTTCGCCGTTTTTTCGATTTAAGCGCATATTTCGGCGCGGACGATAAGTTATACCATTTTTGGGCGAAAGTGTCCTAAATCCAAAAGAAACGGCCATTTCGGGGATAAAAAAAGGAACGGCCACATTTCACAACGGGGCCGCGTTTGGTTAGTTTAAGAAAAGAAGATTATGAAAAATGTCCTTGCAAATATAATAAAAAACGGTCGCGTTTCACAACGGGACCGCCCTTTAAGCAATGAAAAAACTATTTCGTACGGCAAAGATACAAAAAACGACCGTATTTCACAACACGGCCGTTTCTCTCTTAATCCTATAACCTATATACTGTTCGATGCAAATATAAATAAAACGGGTGGATTTCGCAACCGACCCGTTAGCAAGCATAATCAATTATGAGTATTTTAAGCGTTACAAATATACGATTATTTTTCGATAACGACGTGTTCGACCCCTAAAATTTTGGTATGCGGGTTCTGGCTTACCACGTCCACGCGCCGATCCTGTACGCGCTTCGTTTTCCACAGGAAACCCAAAAATCGCTTATACTTAACCGTTTCGGCCAACAACAGGGAATCCCGATTGGCCAACGTTCCCGTAAACTGATCTTTGGTCAACAGTCCGTCAAAGTCGAACCACGCGTCCCCGCAATGGACCGCCACGGCGGGCGTAACGATCGAATCCCGTACAATGATAACCGTATCCCGTGGCGTGGCCTTTAAGTCAATGATCGTTTGCGATTGGGTCGTATTTACCGCCGATAAGTCCCTGTTGCGGGCTTTAAGTTCGCGGATCAATTCGGCGTCGTCGGCGCGGAATCGTTCGAATTCCTTTATTGTCAGTTGCAAGGATTCGACCCGCGCGGCGTTCATCGAATCGCGGATCTTGAAGATTTCCACGTCCGAAAGCAACGCGGCCGTATTCCCCTTGTATTTATCGCGTTCGGCCGTCAACTGTTCAATTTTCCGATTGGTCAGTATAACGGCAATTGCGGCCGCCACTATACAGGCAACCGCAATAAGGGATTTCCAACCGTTCATTATTGGGCGATCTGGGTTTTGTCCGTACTGTTGTACGCCCAACCGCTTTCGGAATGATCGTAAGACACGGTTTCCACATTGGCGGCGTCAACATACGTAAGACACAATCCGCCGTTTTCCGCGTCTTTGTAGGAAACGACGTACAAGTGTTGCGCGGTTCCTGTTTTCTTCGCCACTTTGTCGCCAACGTTCAGCGCGTCCAACTGTTCGGCGGTCAGCGCGGTAATGTCAGCAACTTCGATAGGCTTGGAAGCGTCGGCAAGGGCGGTAAGGATTTCGGCCAAAGCCCCGCCAATGTCAATTTGATTGCCCTGTCCGGCAATCTTCGCGTTAATCAACGCAAGCATTTCTTCTTTGCTCATAGTTTGGAAATTTAAGGGTTAACGATATGGGTATAGAATTAGGGTTTTTTAGCGGTACAAACGGCGATCGGGAATTCGGCCTTAACGTCGAAACACGGGCATAGTTTAATCCATTCGTTCTTTTCAATCGTCCCGTTCCCGTTCTTGTCGGGGCTTGCGTCCCTGTGGCCGATAACTTCCTTAATCGGGTATTCGTCCATAAGACGATAAACCAAGTCAACCAACGCTTTTTTTTGTTCGGGCGTCCGCGTGTCGGCGGGTTCCCCGTTTTCGTCAAGCCCGCCCACGTACACGATTCCGATTGAATGTTTGTTGTACGATTTCCCCGACAGGCCCGCAGTATTGCAATGCGCCCCGTCGCGGGAAAGAGGTCGGCCCGTTTCCACGGTCCCGTCCAAGTCAACGACGTAGTTGTAGCCGATGCAAGCGAAACCGCGTTCTTTATGCATCTTGTCAATGTCGGAAGCCCGCAAGTCTTGGCCCGCGCGGGATGCCGTGCAATGGATTACGATAGCATCTATTGTTTTCATAAACTTATAAGTTTAAACCCAAATTAAAACGGATATTATCAACGGCGTGGTTCTGCAAGATTTCCGCTTCCGTTAAGGCCCTGTTATAAATACGGATTGAATAGATTTTCCCCATATAATAACTGCCGTTACTGCGCCGTCCTATATAGGTGGTTGCCGTTGAACGCCCGCTCATATATGTATTGCCGTGCGCGGTCATTGCTTCCCCGTTTTGGATTGCGCGGTTAACATTGACGCTTGCGACGCCCTTCATTGGCAACGTGTCGTAGGTGGTTCGGTTCGTTCCGTTCGACCAATTCAGTACGCCGCCCACGCTACCGAACGCAAGCGCGTTTGCAGTTTTCGGCATATACAGAACACGCGTTCCACTTCCTTCCCTCTCAAAACAAATTTCGATCGTACCCGTGGAGTTTAACGGCGTGGTAAACGCCGTGTTGCTCAAATAATCGTCTGTCCCGTCGAAATATATGTGGTCCGCATTGAACGTTGCCCCGTTGTTGGTAAATAGAACGTTTCCGACGACGCTTTCCCACGACGTGTTCCCCGTTTTCCCCGTCTTTCCGTCCAAGTGAAGGACAAGCCCGTCTTGTACGTAATCCGAAAGATTCCCGCCGCTTCCCGCCGCTTGTTGGACCGTAAGGGTTTGCGACACGTTCCCCGCCGTGAAAGTTACGACCTTCGAACGGGCCGCCCCCGTATTCGGATCGGAAGAAACCGCGATTTGCTGATTACCCGAAAAGTCGGGGGACGTTATATAAATTTTATCCCCCGAACCGTCGGCCCATTCAATTTGTTGTGTCGGCATTACGAAATCGTCCAATAAGTGTTGGAAGAAACGGTAACGTTAACGGCCGTTCCGTTCGCGTCCATATTAATCGTTGTCGGGGAAATGGTCAAGTACGCGTCGGCTTCCGCCTGTGTAATTTCGCAAACGGACGATACGTTGTTATTGGTCGTAACTGTCAGTTGGGAAACCAACGACGCAACCGACGTGTTGGCGGGAATGTTCGTAAAGGTAATTTCGAATTCGTATTCCTGTATTGCGCCCGGATCGCCCGTAATGGCCGCGCCGTTTTGCGTGGAAACCGAATTCGCCAAATATGACGACGGCAAAACCAAACCGATTTCGTTTGTACCCGTAAGCGCAAACGTCAGTTTCGAAGAATTCGATCGGCCGTGTATCGTCAGCGTTCCGCCCGTTTTCGGGACCGCCGCCGTATCGTCAATAATTACGAATTCCGTCTTTCCCGCCTGTATGATCGTAAGGGTTTTGGATTCCACGCCCGACGCCGAAAACGTGGCCGTCGTTTGACGCGCGGTTCGTCCTGTGTGTTGTGTACCTGTCCATTGGACGGTATCATTTCCGTTTCCACTTTGTTTGTTCGGGGAAACCCAACTTGCGTAAGGCATAATTTGAAAATTTTAATTGATTGTCCAATAAGTATTGCTAAATACGTCGTTTTGCGTTTGGCCCGCCAAAATCCAAACAACCGTAGGACTGATTTCAAGATACGGACCGCGTATATTCGGGGCGCAAGACTGAAACACACGGCAACGGATTCCGCCGATTCGCTTTGCCGTCGCATCAATCCCGCTGATCCGTTCGGCGTGGACTGCAATAGCGTTGCGGGGTTCGGCCTTTGTGCTGATCCCGCCCACGCGTTCGGCATTACAGGCAATCCCGCCGATCCGTTTGCATTTTACGGTCAAACAACCCATATTAAACAGGATTCAAAATTACTATATCGAATTTGTCTATTTCAAGACGGATACCGCCTTGAAAGTCCGTATCGGGGACGAACGCTTTTACAATGCAATTGACGATCCCCGCGTGGAAGATCGAAGAATCGAAGCACAAATAATATTTATGCGTTTCGTTCCCGTTTTCCGTCGTGGTTTCTTCGATAAATTCGCTTTTCGGGATTTCCTTTTCGGTCGGTCCCTGTTTGAGAATGACCGAAAAATCGTCGTTGTGCATCGAAAAGCCGGGGGCCTCAATTTCGAACAGGAATTTAAGGCCCGATCCCTCAAAAGAATGCGCGATATTTTGTTTCATATCAATTGTGTTTTATTCTTTTTGTGCGTCGTCGAACGTCATTCCCAACTGATCTTCAACTTTGAATTTCATAAACTTGCGCAACCAACGGAATAAGGGGTGGTCGGAAATAACGGCCGCGTTTTCAAGAAACGACCAAAATTCAACGCCACAACAAAACGCCGTAAAGTAATTGGCGAACCTTAACCGCGATTCCATATTTTCGGCAAGCACTTGCGACAACATATCAGCAAGCACAATGCCGATTAGGATAAAGACGTATTTGTATATCGTGCGCCACGCCTTGATTGATTCGAAAGCGAACTTTTGCTTTGTCCGCTTTGCGACAACGGCGGATTTCAATACGCCCGTTATAAAATCAACCGCTTCGAATACAGTAACGGCAATGAATAGCGGCAACAAATCGTTGACCAACAGGCCCACGAATCCGGCAAAAAATCCCACTATCAGTTTGTCGGGGTAAAGTGTAAAAGTCCGTATCATTTTTTTTCCTGTTTATTGTGCGATTTCGGGGAAATCTACCAAATATCGGCCCGCGATTGCTTTTGCGCCGAACGTTGTAGGGTGTACGCCGTCGTCCAACATTCCCGAATACCACGTACCGTTATCGTCGGAAGAAACGGCGTCGTAAACGTCAACATAACGATAGCCCGAAGATTTCACATAATTATTTATTGACGCTTTCGAACCGTCGGTCGGCCACGGGATCGTTTGCAAAATTAATTCGATTCCAAGCGCACGGCAAAGCATTTCAACTTTAATTACTATATCTTTCCATTTCCAATAACTATCATTCATTCCCAACGCCCAAACCAAGAATTTCGGCGTACCATACAACAACGCGTTTTGCAACGCGGGGAACATAT